ACTTTAGTAGGTTTTAGAGCTGGTATGAATATAACTACCTCTAACTATAATACTATTATGGGTAGTAATGCATCAGCTAGTATGACTACAGGTTCACAAAACACTTGTTATGGTTATGGTTCTGGTACCTCTATAGTTGATGGTAGTAACAATCTTATGTTTGGATTTAACGCTAATGTTAGTGCTAGTGGTAGAAGTGAACTAGTTATAGCTACAGCAGAAGTAGGTAAAGGTGATGGCACAGGATTTATCGCACCTCCCGGCAATGGTAATTTATTTCAAGGTAACAATACAACAACTTTTGCAACTACTTCTGACAGAAGAATAAAGAAAAACATAGTTGACAATAATAGTGGATTAGAAAAAATTAATCAGATACAAGTTAGAAACTTTGAATATAAAACAGCAGATGAAATAACAGAGTTGCCAACTCATACAGCTATTAAAAAAGAAGGTTTACAACTAGGAGTAATTGCACAAGAGGTAGAAGATATTTTACCAGATATTGTGAATACAGAAGATACTGGTTGTAAAACTGTAAATGCAGATAATATGACATGGTATCTTGTAAATGCAGTAAAAGAACTTTCTGCACAAGTAGAAGAATTAAAAACTAAATTAAACGAAGGAGAATAAAATGGCAGTAACAAAAGCAATTATAAGTTGCACACCTTATATAAACTCATCTAGTAAAGTAGATAAGTGGGATATACAAATGAAGTATGAAAACGATAGTGAAGGCGATAGCACTTACTATACATCTACTTTTAACACTACAGTAAATCAAACAGATACAGACGCAAGTGGTAATACAACTACTAACTTTACTTTAAAAGCAAAAGGTAGTTGGTCTAATGCTGATTTAGTAGCAATATGTCCTGTATCACAATGGGATTCAATATTTGCTAGTCAAGTAGATAGCGTTATAACCAACCCACCTACACTAAGTACACCAGACCAAGCATTTAGCGTACCTAGTTAAAAATGGAAAAAGAAGAAAGTAAAGCTGTAATAGGCGATACCGAAATATTAGAATCTGAAATGTCTGATAAACAAAAATATCTTGCAAATCAAATTACTAATTTAAGAAGTAAAAAAGAAAGTATGTTGTTTGATATGTCACAAGTTGATGCAGCATTACATTTTTTTACTAATCAGTTTATAGCTTCAACAAAAGAAAAAGCTGACGAGGTTTTAAAAGATAAAATTCCAGAGGAGGAAATTTAAAATGATGTGGTTAAATATAATTATGTGGGTTACAGCTATTATATCTATTGCTTCTGTAATAGCAGCTATAACACCAACTCCAAAAGATGACCACTGGTTTAGTTACTTATATAAAGTAATTGATTGGTGTGCTTTAAATATAGGCAAAGCTAAAGAAAAGTAATGCCTACAGTAAAAGACGTAACAGCAGAACTTAACGCACATGAAAGAGAATGTGCTATTCGTTATGAATATATCGAAAAAAGATTAGACGAAGGTTCTGCTAAATTCAAAAGATTAGAAATGTTGTTATGGGGGGTTTATCCGTTTATACTAGGCTCTATAGTATTTGCTAGTTTTATTTAGGAGAAAAAGTGCCTTTACAAAAATTTATTTTTAAACCAGGAATAAACAAAGAACTTACTGCATATGCAAATGAGGGTGGTTGGTTCGATAGTAATTTGGTGCGTTTTAGAAAAGGTTTGCCAGAAAAAATTGGTGGCTGGGTAAAAAGAAATGTTAATACATTTATTTCACGTGGTAGAGCCTTACATGCATGGACAGCTCTGAGTGGAACACAGTATTTAGGTATAGGTGCTACACAAAAATATTATGTATTAGAAGGCTCTAATTATTATGATGTTACACCGATAAGATTAACCACATCAGCAGGTGATGTAACGTTTTCTGCTTCTAATGGTGACGCTACTATAACCGTATCTGATACAACACATGGGGCTGTCAAAAACGATTTTGTAACTTTTAGTGGTGCTTCTTCTTTAGGCGGTAACGTGACTGCCGCAGTTTTGAATCAAGAATACCAAATAGCAACTATAGTAAATGCTAATAGCTACACAATAGAAGCAAAAGACACATCTGGTGTTACTGTTACTGCAAATTCTTCAGATAGTGGTAATGGTGGCTCTTCTGTTGTTGGGGTCTATCAAATAAATGTTGGTCTAGATGTTTACGTTCCATCTTCTGGTTGGGGTGCTAGTGGTTGGGGTGAAGGCACTTTTGGTTCAGTTGAAGCTCTTAGTAATACAAATCAATTACGTGTTTACTCACATGATAATTTCGGTGAAGATTTAGTATTTAATGTAAGAAACGGTGGTGTTTATTATTGGGACACAAGTGGTGGCACATCATCAAGAGCTGTGTCATTATCTAATTTATCGAATGCTAATTTACCACCAACAGTAGCATTACAAGTTTTAGTAAGCGATATAGATAGACACGTTATATGTTTTGGTGCAGACCCAATAGTTGATTCGTCACGGTCAGGAACTATAGACCCTATGTTAATAGCATTTAGCGACCAAGAAGATGTAACGCAATGGGAACCTTTACCTACTAATACAGCAGGTTCTTTAAGGTTATCTGCGGGGTCTTCTATAATCGGTGCATTAAGAGCTAGACAAGAGACTTTAATTTGGACAGATACTTCTTTATATTCTTTAAGTTTCGTTGGACAGCCTTTTACTTTTGGTGTAAATTTAGTAAATGAGGGTGTGGGTTTAGTTGGTCCTAATGCTGCTATAAATACACCTAAAGGTATTTTTTGGATGGATAAAAAAGGTTTTTACGGATATACAGGTCAAGTACAAAGTTTACCTTGTAGTGTATTAGATTATGTTTTTAGTGATATAAACGATTCACAAAGTTTCCAGATTTTTGCTTTTTCTAATAAAGCTTTTGATGAGGTAGGTTGGTTTTATTGTTCTACTGATGCAATAAACATAGACAGATACGTTGTGTATAATTACAATGAAAATGTATGGTCTATAGGTCAATTATCTAGAAATGCTTGGTTAGATGAAGGTGTTTTTGAAAAACCTATAGCTACTCATGAAATATCTACTAATTCGAGTTGTATTTTCAATCATGAAGTAGGTAACGACGATGATGGAAGTGCTATGCAAAATGTTTTTATAGAATCAAGTGATTTTGATTTAGGTGAGGGGGATATGTTTCAACACATAAGTAGAGTTATTCCCGATGTAAAATTTACGGGTACAGGTTCAACTGGGTCATCAGGACAAAAATTAGATTTTGTTTTAAAAAGAAGAAATTTTCCAGGAGAAAGTTTGACAACTGTAAGCACATCATCTTGTTTTTCTAATACAACAAAATTAGATACTAGATTACGTGGTAGACAAGCTGTATTAAGAGTTCAATCTAATGATGATGATACTAATGATTTAGGTATGAGTTTTAGGTTAGGTGCTACTAGATTAGATGTAAAACCAGACGGTAAAAGATAATGAGTAAACTTTTAGAAACTAAATTACCGACTGCCCAAGGACAAGTAAACCCTGAAACTTTTAATAGATTAAGTAGAGTTTTAGAATTATCTTTAAATTCTGTTGATATTGATTCTACTCTAGCTGTAAATGAAACTCAAAGAAATTTGAACAAATTTAATAAAGGAGATATAATTTTTAATCTAAGCACAAATCAATTACAGTTATGGAGTGGTACTGAATGGATAGATTTATACGTTGGGGAAGAAAATGGAGTTCAGGGGACAGCACTTCTAGGAAAAGTAACAGTGTCAACTGGAGGGGCGACAACAATCAAGATACTATGAATATAGATAAATTAAGAGAAGAATTAAAATTCGATGAGGGTTGTATAGATAAAATTTATTTAGACCATTTAGGATATCCAACTTTTGGGATAGGACATCTTATATTAGAAACAGACCTAGAACATGGACAAGATGTAGGCACACCTATTTCTGAAAATAGAATAAACGAGTGTTTTGAAAAAGATATAAATACGGTCACTACAGAACTAGATAGGAACTTAGAATGGTGGATTCATCTACCCGAAGATATTCAAAGGGTATTAGCAAATATGTGTTTCAATTTAGGTATTACAAGATTATTAAAGTTTAAAAAGTTTTTAGCTGCATTAGAAGAACATGATTGGGAAACTGCTGCAGTTGAAATGTTGGATAGTCGTTGGGCGACCCAAGTTGGTCCTCGTGCGATTAGGTTAAAAGATAGAGTATTAAAAGGAGAATAGTATGGTCATGAAAAAAGCTAAAGGAATGAAAAGAGGCGGAAAACTCAAAAGTTCTAAATATAAAAAGAAAGGCGGCATGAAAAAGAAAACTATGAAGAAAAAGAAGAAGTAAGTGCCTCACCTCATAAGTAATATTCCGCACTTTAAATGTTGGGTGCGCAGAGAATTTACAGCTAATCATCAGCAATATCATGGAGAGTTTTTACATGCTATTGCTTTTGCTGTAAATACTATACCAGACAGGTCATTGAGTTTCCAAGTTGTTTTTACAGGTTGCGAGAGGGAGTATGATGATTGGGACGAAGGTAATATACACGGCGGTGCTATGTGGGCACGTATGCCAATACAAGGATTAATTGCAGATATTCCAGTAGATGAGTGGGCTGTTCCTATGGAAGACCATTTATGTCAGCCATGGGATTGTGAATCAAGAGACCATGCTGTCGTGGTTATGGATAGAGTAAGTTCATCGCCATGGCTTTGCAAAATCGATGGAAAGTTTTATACTGGTAAATATATGTTTACAGTAGATTACACAAATAACGAAATAGCTGATTGTCCTGCACAACATAAACAATCACATGTTATATATATAACAGAGGATTGTGAATGGAAAGGTAATATAGTTGCTTTACCTAATAACAGAGTAAGAGCTACTAGCCCAGCACTTTGGGTAACTGGTGAAGGTGCACCACAGTTTACACCCTCACAACACTTACAC